ATGATGCCAACCCAAGAAGCAAAGAGAGACAAACCCGATTCGGCAAACTATGTTCATCTATTCGATGCGTTGATGACAATAAGCTCTACCGCAAAGGCTCTCACAGAAGAAGTTATGGAACTTGCATCGAAAGACAGGAAAGGAGGTGCAAAGAATGCCGCCGAAAACACATAGCATTTTAGCCCCCAGCAGTAAAGAGTGGTTTCACTGCGGACTTGCCGCCAAATTCCTTGCAATCAAGGACGAGAACGAAACAAACGACATGGCGGAGTTCGGGACAGAGTGCCACGCACTTGCAGAAGCGTACATAAGGCAGTCTTTGAAGCTAACGGACTTTGATGACAGCGGCACACAGTCAGCAGAGGAGTTGAAAAAGTCCTTCAAGCATTACTCGGACGAGATGGAAAAACTCGCAAGCGGATATGCCAATTTTGTCATTGAAACTTACGACTTCGAAGCAAGACGGACAGGCGATACACCCGTTGTGTTGTTGGAACAACTCTTGGAAATGGACTACGCTCCCGACACGCACGGTACGCTCGACTGCGGCATTATTGCAGGGGATACGCTGACGGTAATCGACAACAAAACAGGCTACTTGAAAGTAACCGCCGAAGAGAATGGCGAACTCAACAGTCAACTTGCAATCTACGGACTGTATGCGTACAAGTGCTTTATGGAGATTTATCCGATCAAGCAGATCAGGCTGGTTATCTATCAGGAACGCATCCACAACGTATCGGAAATAACGGTAACTGCGGAGGAACTTGAAAAATGGGAGCAAGAAAAACTTATCCCTGCGGCAAGAAATGCACTCTCGGAAAATCCCGTATCAGCAAGCGGATGGTGGTGTCGTTACTGTTCGGGCAGAGCCATTTGCAGACAGCGACACGATGACGCATTCGAAGCAGTGGGCGAAATGAAACAGGCTGACTTTTTGACAGATGCCGAAATAGAAGAGATGTTGCCCAAGCTCGACAACATTGTCGCCTATGTAGAAAGCGTAAAGGAGTACGCACTGAAAAAGGCAGTTGAACAAGGTCGAAGGTGGCAGGGGTTCAAATTGGTGGAGTCGGTAACCAAACGAAAAATACTTGATGAAGCCGAAGTCGGACGAGTTCTGCTAAACGCAGGCTATGATCCGTACACAAAGAAACTCATGACTATCAGCGAAATTCAAAAGTTGGTAGGCAAAGCACAATTCGAGAACTTGGTAGGTGCTTTTGTCGGGAAACCGAAAGGACAACCCGTTCTCGTTCCCGAAGGGGATTCACGCACAGAAATCAATTTAAAAGGAGACAAATAATCATGTTAAACATCACAACAGGCATAGAAAAAACGCCAATCAAGACAGTCATTTACGGAGCAGAGGGTGTCGGCAAATCGTCCCTTGCAGCACAGTTCCCGAACCCTTTGTTCCTTGACACCGAAGGAGGCACTTCCCGTTTGAATGTACTCCGTATTCGTATTGCGAACTGGGAGGATCTCGTAGCAACAGTCAAAGAAGTCATCGACACACCCGAAGTATGCAAGACACTTGTATTGGATACGGCGGACTGGGCAGAGTCCTTCTGCATTGACTTTATCTGCAACAAATACCGTCAGACAAGCATTGAGAGTTTCGGCTGCGGCAAAGGATACACCTACATTCAGGAGGAATTCGGCGAGTTCCTGAAATTGCTCACAAAGGTTACCGAAGTCGGCATCAATGTCGTCATCATCGCACACGGCAAACCTCGCAAGTTCGAACTTCCCGATGAACAAGGAGCGTTTGACCGTTACGAAACCAAACTCACGAGACAGGTTGCTCCGCTTATCAAAGAATGGTGCGATATGCTCCTGTTCTGCAACTACAAGACTTTCGTGGTCACAACGGAAAACAACTCAAAAAAGGCACAAGGCGGCAAGCGTGTAATGTACACCACACACAATCCGTGTTGGGATGCAAAGAACCGCTTTGACCTACCCGATGAACTCGATCTTGATTTCAAGTCCATTGCACATCTTTTCAGTGATGTGAAACCGCAGGAAATCAAGAAGCCTGTCGAGGAAAAACCGAAGGGTGTTGACCTTGTTGCAAAGGTCAAGAAGATGGTGGAAGACAACGGCATCACGGAAGGACAACTCGAAAGTGTAGTGACGGCAAAAGGTCACTATCCCGAAGGCACAATTTTGGAGGAATATTCGGCGGACTTCATTAATCGCTGGGTAATTCCTAACTTCAAGAAAATCGTGGAAGCAATCAAGAAAAACGGAGGTAACGAATAATGGCAGACAACAACTTGCTCGGTTGGGACGATGAAATAGAAAGTGATGGTCAGGAGTTCGTCTTGCTCCCTGAAGGCGATTACAACTTCAGAGTAACCAACTTTGAAAGAGGCACATTTTCAGGCGGTCAAAAAATACCTGCCTGCAACAAAGCAACGATTACCGTTCAGGTAACTACACCCGAAGGAATAGCAAGTATTCGTTTTGACCTTTTGATGTACAAGACAGTGGAATGGAAAATATCTGCATTCTTCCGTTGCATCGGTCAAAAGAAGTCGGGCGAAAAAATGAAGATGGACTGGAACAAAGTCATCGGAAGTAAGGGAAGAGCCAAAATCAAGCAACGCACCTACACAACGCAATCAGGTGAGGAACGCACTATCAACGACATCGAAAGGTTTTACGACTACAAGGACGAGTATTTCAGTGCAATGGACGAACTTATCCCTGTTGACGATGACGAGGATCTTCCGTTCTAAAAGGAGTAATGTCACATGGTAGAACTTCGACCCTACCAAGTGAACGCAATCAAGGCTGTCACAGACGAATTCGAAAGGGGACAAATCACACGCTGGTTGTGCTCCCTACTGGGACAGGCAAGACAATCGTGTTCGCAAAGGTAGTTGAACTAAATATTAACGGCGGTAAGCGAGCATTGATTCTTGCACATAGGGGCGAACTTCTTGATCAGGCATCAGACAAATTGAAATATGCCTGCGGATTGAGTACGGCTCTTGAAAAAGCAGAATCTACCTCGCTTGGCTGTCCTGAACTTGTAACGGTCGGATCAGTGCAAACGCTGGCTCAAGAGCATAGGCTTCAAAAATTCCCGAAGGACTATTTCGACCTTATCGTTGTTGACGAAGCACATCACTGCATGAGCGAAAGTTACCAGCGAATCTTGAACTATTTTGAATCCGCAAAGGTGCTGGGTGTTACAGCTACTCCCGACAGAGCCGACCAAAAGAACCTCGGTCAATTCTTTGACAGTAAGGCGTTTGAATACTCCATGCATCAAGCGGTAAAAGAGGGATACTTGTGTCCTGTAAAAGCACAGATGATACCACTCGAATTGGATATCAATCAGGTGGGAATTTCCAACGGCGACTATGCGGTCGGTGAGATAGGCAGTGCCCTTGAACCTTACCTGTATCAAATTGCGGAGGAAATGCGGAATTACTGCAAAGGACGAAAAACGGTTGTGTTCCTTCCGCTCGTAAAAACATCACAGCATTTTTGCGAACTGCTGATAGAACAAGGGTTTCGGGCGGCAGAGGTAAACGGCAATTCAAAGGACAGAGACGAAATCTTAAAGGACTTTGAACAGGGCAGATATGACGTGCTTTGTAATTCAATGCTCCTTACGGAAGGTTGGGACTGTCCTTCGGTTGACTGCATTGTTGTGCTTCGTCCGACAAAAGTCCGCTCACTTTATCAGCAGATGGTGGGAAGGGGTATGCGTCTTTCTGCAAATAAGACCGAACTGCTGTTGTTGGATTTCCTTTGGATGACGGAAAGGCACGACCTTTGCCGACCTTCCTCGCTTATTTCAAAAGACCAAGAAATAGCAAGACGAATAGATCAAAAGGTAATGGAACTTGAAGGCGGCGTGGACTTGCTTCTTGCCGAAGATGAAGCGGAAGGCGATGCAATCAGAGAGCGTGAAGAGTCGCTTGCTCGTGAACTCGAAGCAATGAAAAAACGCCAACGCAAACTTGTAGACCCGATTCAGTATGCCTTTTCTATTGCCGCAGAGGACTTGGCAAACTATACGCCAACCTTTACATGGGAAATGCAACCGCCGACCGAGAAGCAAATCGATTACCTTGAAAAACATGGTATCTTTGCAGGCTCAATCGAAAACTGCGGTATGGCTTCTCTTTTGATTGAAAAGCTCAAGAACAGACAAGTAGAAGGTCTCGCTACACCGAAGCAGATCCGCTTCCTTGAAAAGTATGGTTTTTATCATGTCGGCACTTGGTCGTTTGAAGCGGCGAGTGCAATGATCACACGCATTTCAATTAACAACTGGTGCTTGCCGAGAGGCTTTGATGCCAAGAATTATCAACCCAAATAGGAGGTTTTGAAAAATGGAAAGCAGTAATGTGCTGGAAGCACTGAAATACATAGATGTGGCTTCGCTTTCTTACTCGGAATGGGTGCAGGTAGGAATGGCACTCAAAGCGGAAGGTTACGACTGGACGGTATGGGACAGTTGGAGTCAGGCAGACAGCAGATACAAGCAGGGAGAGTGTGAACGCAAGTGGCGAACTTTCACGAGTTCGGGAAAAAATGTCGCAGGCGGTACAATCGTTCAAATGGCAAAGGATCGTGGATATAATCCGCATCACTTCGAAGGTGACGGTTGTATCGGCTGGGACGATGTTATCGAGTATGACGGGGACGGAGTAACCTATGAGGCTCCTGCCGCAATACCGCCAGCAGAACAACTCAAAAAGTACCTGACTATCCTTTTTAAGCCTGACGAAATAGTCGGTTATGTGACGAATGATGTATGGCAGAACAGCGAAGGAAAGTGGCTACCAGCAAAAGGCACATACCACAGGACTTGTCAAGAAATCCTTGACGACTTAAAACGCTATCCCGATGACTTGGGAGCGACCATCGGTGACTGGAAAAAGGAATGCGGTGCATGGATTCGCTTCAACCCACTGGACGGCAAAGGTGTACGCAACGAGAATGTTGTGCGATTCACTTATGCTTTGGTGGAAAGTGACGATATGCCTATTTCCGAGCAGGATGCACTATACCGCAAACTTGAACTGCCGATTGCTACGCTTGTGCATTCGGGTGGTAAGAGCCTGCACGCTATCGTGAGAGTGGATGCAAAAGATGCGGAAGAATACAGGAAGCGTGTGGACTTTCTCTATGACTATTTGGAAAAAAGCGGTTTGAAAATTGACCGCCAAAACCGTAATCCGTCACGCCTTTCCCGTATGCCTGCGGTAACAAGAAACGGCAAGGAACAAACACTGATTGCGACCAATATCGGCAAGGCATCGTGGAATGAGTGGTTGGATTTCGTTGAGGGAGACTGTGACGATTTGCCGCAACTTGTAAACCTTGACGATGCTCTTGCAAATCCGCCGAAAGTGCCTGATGAACTCATAGAAGGGGTGCTTCGTTGCGGACACAAAATGCTGTTGACGGGCTGTTCGAAGGCAGGAAAATCAACCCTGCTTATGGAGCTTGCTGTTTCTCTTTCGGAGGGATGGAAATGGCTCGGTTTCAAATGCAGAAAGACAAAAGTGCTTTATGTCAACTTGGAAATAGACCCTGCATCCTGCATTCATCGTTTTGTAGAAATATACGGGGCAATGAATAAGAAGTTCAACCTCGTTGCTCATCATGCACGAGATGTCGTGATTTGGAACTTGCGTGGTCATGCTATTCCGCTGGACAAACTCGTGCCGAAACTTATACGCAAAATCTATAATCAGGGTTTTGGTGCGGTCATCATAGACCCGATTTACAAGGTCATCACAGGTGACGAAAATAACGCATCGGAAATGGGACAGTTCTGCAACCAGTTTGACAAACTCTGTCAGGCAGCAGGGTGTGCGGCTATTTACTGCCACCATCATTCGAAAGGAACACAGGGCTATAAGAAGGCAATGGACAGAGCTTCGGGCAGTGGCGTTTTTGCACGAGATCCCGATGCACAGCTCGATATCATTCAGTTGGAAACGAGTGACGAGTTCATGTATGCAAACGCTGATAATCTTTCTGCTACTGCTTGGCGGCTTGAATGCTCTCTTCGGGAATTTCCTAATTTCAAGCCTCGTAACTTTTGGTTTGATTATCCCTTGCATATCGTTGACTCAAACGGAACGCTTAACGGACTGCATAGTGAAGGCGATCCGAAGGGCAATCTTGCCAAGAGCGGAAAGAGAAATCAGACACCCGAAAAACGCAAAGAGGACTTTGACAACGCCTTCGATATTAATCAAAACAATGGCTCTTGTTCGATTTCCGACCTCGCAAATTACCTGATGGTGGATGAGCGAACGATACGGTCAAGGGTCAAGGAATTTAATGCGGATTACTACATCGAAAACAAGATAGTTTACCGCCAAAAATAACCGCCAGTGAAAGTGAAAAAAGGGCTTATATAGTAGTTTCATTTCATTCACAACGGACGGTGTTCAGAGGAAAGGGCTTTGAGCCTTGCCCTTTCCCCTAAAACCATCCAGTTCGTTGTGGGGAGCAAGGCGAGAAAAATCAAAAAGAGGAGACATGTGAAAATGAAAATATTTCTTTTTATGAATCCACCAACGGTTACCGCACAGGAACGCAAGGTAACGCTGGTTCACGGAAAACCTGTCTTTTACAAACCTGAACGAGTCAAGGCGGCAAAAGCGGAACTTATAAAACATCTTCGTCCATTCAAGCCGAAGGAAGCACTGACGGGAGCAATTGAACTTAAAGTGGTATGGCTCTTTCCCAAAGGCAAATCTCACAAGGCAAACGAGTGGAGGATAACAAAGCCTGATACGGACAACTTGGAAAAGATGCTCAAGGACTGTATGACCGAGTTAGGCTTTTGGAACGATGACGCACAGGTCGTAAAGGAAACGGCAGAAAAACGATGGAGTGAAGAGCCGAGCGGAATCTCTATCGAAATCAACCAACTTGGCAAATTCTACGAAGGAGGCAAGCCATGACAAATCTTGAATGTTACAGAAGTTTAGCGGCGGCGATTGTATTGCAAGCGTACAAAGATTACTGCTTACTTGCTCACAAGTGCCGAAAGAACCCAAACGAAAGAGATGTCTACATACGGCATATGCGTGAAATCGTCAAATTCGTAAAGTCTGAATGGTACACAGAACTGACAAGCATTCCGCAGAGAGTATTCCTTGAAAAACTGAAGGAGGTGATGGACATTGACGAAGGTTGAGTATCTTATGCAAATTGGCAAACTGAAAACCAAAATTGAAAAGATGCAGGAACGCATCGAAGAGTACAGAGTTTTGGCACAGTCGCCTGCAACAGCCAGTTACCGCGATGTCAGGGTGAAAGGGACTCCTTCAGGTGAAGCACCGTTTGTGAAATGGGTCTACAAGATAATCGAACTTGAAGAGAAAGTGGCAGAATTGCAAAACGAACTGCAGACCTTGCAAGCACGGGTTATCACGGCAATTGAGCAACTCGACAACGAGGATTACAAAATGCTTCTGCTCCTTCGGTATGTTCAGTGTTTTAGTTGGGATGCCATCTGCAGGAAGATGAACATCGCCGACAGCACAGCGTGGCGTTGGAACAAACTGGGAATTCAAAAGTTGAAGGTTGATGAAGGGCAATAGATAGCCAATGAATATTGAAAGAGAGTATTGATTGTGATATAATGGTATCGTGGAAGTTTGAAACTTCCCGTAAGCCTACATGGGTCAATCCTGTGTGGGCTTTTATTATGTCAAAAAGGAGAGTGATGCAGATGGGATGAGGGAAAAGGATATATACGATATCTGGAAAGAGAGTGGACAACTTGATGCAGTAATCGCCTTCATCGCAAGCTGTGCTAACAAGCTCGTATCTCAAAGAGAGATGTGCGAATACCTCAAGATAAACGAATCCACCTTTTCCCGATTGAAAAAGCGTCACCCTGATATCCAAGAAGCTATCAACAAAGCAAGACTTGACCTCAAGAAAGACCTTGTCGATGCACTTGTCAAAAAGGCACTCGGCTTCGAACTTGTCGAGGAAGAGCAATGGATAGAGGATGGCGGTAAAGGTGAGAAACAAAAACGCAAAATCCATAGAACGAAAAAGCAAGTGCCGCCTGATTACAAGTCAATCGTGTATTTGCTCACGAAACGCTATGGTAAGGAATTCAGCGAACGGTATGAGGAAATCATGCTGGCTGAAAAGAAATTAGAACAGGCAAAGGAGGAATGGGAAAATGGCAACAGGCAAGCTGAATCTTGTGATGATGAAGATTAGTGATTTGCGAGAGTATGAAAACAACCCTCGTAAAAACGAAAAAGCCGTTGATGCGGTCGCTTCATCAATCAGGAACTTTGGCTTCAAAGTACCCATTATAATCGACAAAAACAATGTCGTCATTTGCGGACATACGAGAATCTTGGCAAGCAGGAAACTCGGCATGGAGGAAGTGCCATGTGTGATTGCGGACGATTTGTCCGAAGACCAAGTAAAAGCCTTTCGCTTGGCAGACAACAAGACAGCCGAGCTTGCCGAATGGGACATGGATAAACTTGCCGAGGAGTTGCAACTCATCGACATGGATATGCTCCAATTCGGGTTTGAAGATTTGGAAGACAGTCTTGAAAGAGATGTGCTTGAAGATGAGTTCGATGAGAACGAGGAACTTCCGACAAATCCGTATGCTCAAAAGGGTGATGTGTTCGTTCTTGGTAAGCACCGTCTTATGTGCGGCGACTCAACCAATAGCGGTGATGTTGAAAAATTATGTAACGGTAAGATTGCCGATATGATTTTTACAGATCCACCGTACAATGTCGATTACGAAGGCGGTACGGGAATGAAAATACAAAACGACAAACAAAAGGATGCGGACTTCTTTGAGTTCCTGACAAAAGCCTTCAACAATATGGCGGCGAATGTGAAAAGCGGTGGCTCAATTTATTGTTGCCACGCAGACACGGAGGGAATCAACTTCAGGACGGCATTCAAAAACGCAGGTTTCAAACTTGCCGAGTGCTTGATTTGGGTAAAGAACTCACTTGTTCTTGGCAGACAGGATTATCATTGGCGACACGAGCCGATTCTGTATGGTTGGAAAGAAGGTGCATCTCATTACTTTGTGGATGACAGAACGCAGGACACTGTTTGGGAATACAACAAGCCAAAGAACAATGACCTGCATCCGACAATGAAGCCGCTCGAACTTGTCGGCAAAGCAATCAAGAATTCCAGCAAGAAGGGCGACACCATTTTGGATTTGTTCGGCGGTAGCGGTTCAACGCTTATTGCCGCAGACCAAATCGACAGGTGTGCTATGCTGATGGAACTTGACGAGAAGTTTGTCGATGTGATTGTCAAACGATACCTTCGTTTTGTGCAGACCTACGATGGTTGCTATGTCATTAGAAACGGTGTGCAGACACCGCTGAAAGACATCGCTGATTACAAAGTAGAGTTTGCAGGGGACTTTGGCGAATAAGTCCAAACAATCAAAAAAAATTACTTTACGCAAAAAAGGAGCAAAAGTATGAAAATTCTAAGCAGTGAAGCGGTGTTCAAAGGGCATCCTGATAAAATTTGTGATCAAATCAGCGATGCCATTTTGGACGAATGCTTGAAGTACGATAAAAACAGCCGTGTGGCTGTTGAGGCACTTATCAAAAACAGACTGATTGTTCTTGCGGGCGAGGTTACTACGAAAGCGGAAATAAACTACGCAAAAGTGGTCGCACAAGTTCTAAAGGATCTTGGATATGAGGATATCTACAAATACAAACTCATTTGCGAGATTTCCCGTCAGTCCAGCGATATTGCACTTGGTGTCGATTCGGACGGTGCAGGAGACCAAGGCATAATGTACGGCTATGCGACAAACGAAACAAAAGAACTGATGCCGCTTTCTATCGTGCTTGCACGAAAGATAGCAGTCCGCATGGATGCACTTTCCAAGGAGTACGGTGACATCTTCGGCAGGGACGGCAAGTGCCAAGTTTCGGTGGAATACGATGATAACGATAAACCTGTACGCATCACAACTGTAGTGGTCAGTCAACAGACAAAGCCGTTCATTCCGAGGGAGTTGTACTCTTGGTACATCGAAGCACAATGTCTTGCACAGGTCTTGCCGAGACACCTCGTTGATAAGAACACCAAAATACTGATCAACCCGACAGGCGAATTCGTCAAGGGCGGTGCGTATGCAGATAGCGGACTTACAGGTCGCAAGATTATTTGCGACACCTATGGCGGCATCGGTCGTCACGGTGGCGGTGCGTTCAGCGGAAAAGATGTAACCAAAGTAGATAGGCTCGGTGCTTACTACGCTCGCTTCGTTGCCAAGAACATCGTGGCATCGGGCGTTGCAAGGAAGTGTGAAGTACAGGTTGCATACGCAATCGGTGTGGATAAACCTGTGGCAATCAATGTTGATTCCTTCGGCACGAGTCCTTATACCAATGCGGAACTAACTGAAGCTGTCAAGAAGATTTTTAACTTCAAACCCAAATCAATGAAGCAGGAGATTGTGAACGATGCGGTGTCGTTCAGGTCGCTTGCGGAATACGGTCATGTTGGCAGACCTGAACTTTGCGTACCTTGGGAGAGAACAAACAAGGCATACCTGTTTAAGACCTTGCTTTACAAACTTTATGGAAAGAAAAGATTTGATTCGTAAGTTTTACCGAAGCAACGACTGGAAACTTGCGAGAGCGTTGAAAATAAATGGAAGAGAGCGGCTTCACGCTTGAGAAGATACGGCTGATGGACATGATTTCAAAAGCAAAGTAGAACGAATGACAGTGTATGATGGCAATAAAATTACACTACATTTTCGGGACGGAAGCGAGAAGGACATCTACTGGAAGGATAAAGTGGTCAGATCAACTTGGACAGAGGAAATGCGTGAAATCGCCAGACAAAGGACACTGAAACAACACCGCAAAGGAGGCAACAACTAATGGCAGCAAAAGTAACAGTCATTCCATCTACAATAAGCCCTTTGACACAGGTTTCTAAAGGGGCAATAAAGAAGAGAAGGACGGCGGCATATGCGAGAGTTTCCACAGATACGGACGAACAATTTACATTCTATGAAGCACAGGTTTCCTACTATGAGAAATACATACAGGAGCGACCTGATTGGCAATTTGTAAAGGTCTATTCGGACAAAGGAATCACTGGAACGAGCACAAAACGCAGAGACGGTTTTAACAGTCTAATAGAAGATGCGTTTGCAGGCAAGATAGATTTAATCATTACAAAGTCCATAAGCCGCTTTGCAAGGAATACACTCGATACGATTAAGTTCACAAGAGAACTAAAATCCAAGGGTGTTGAGGTGTATTTTGAAAAGGAAAATCTGTGGACATTCGACCCGAAAAGTGAATTCATTTTGACTATTTGTGCCTCGATTGCACAGGAAGAAAGTCGTTCCATTTCACAAAATGTGACTATTGGTAAAAGGTGGCGGATGCAGGAAGGAAAGGTCACTATGCCGTATTCCAGGTTTCTTGGTTATGAGAAAAAGCCTGACGGAAGCATCGGTATAAACGAGGAACAAGCCAAAATCGTCCGCATGATATACCGCTTGTTTCTTCTTGAAGGCAAAACTGCCACAGGTATTGCAACCTATCTAAACGAACAGGGAATACCAACTCCAAGTGGCAAAAAAGACTGTAAATGGACGAAAACAACGATTGACTCCATTTTAACCAATGAAAAGTACAAAGGAGATGCTTTGCTTCAAAAGACATTTATGATTGACTTCTTGGAACACAAGAGCAAACGCAACGAGGGTGAAATACCAAGTTACTATGTAGAAAACTCACACCCAGCAATCATTGAAAAAGAAGAATGGGAAATGGTGCAAGCGGAGTTCACTCGCAGAACAAACCTGCGTTACAGGTATTCGGGCTGTAGTGAATTTGCTTCGAGAATTGTTTGTGAAGACTGTGGTGGCTTTTATGGAGCAGAAGTATGGCATTCAAACGATAAATACAGACGAGTTGTTTACCAGTGCAACAACAAATTTAAAAAGGGACAGAAGAAGTGTCAAACACCCGTAAAAAGCGAGGACGAATTAAAAAGCCTGTTTATTAAAGCATATAATCTGCTGATGTTGGACAGGGAACAGCTGTTGGACGACTGTCTCGATGTTAAACGATTGCTTACCGATACAACACACGAGGATGCAAAAATAGTAAGACTTGAAGCAGAACTTACATCTATCGCCGAACAGGTAGAGCAGATGATACGAACGAATGCCAGCAAGGAACAAGATCAAGACGAGTATTCAAAACAGTTTGATGCACTTTGTGGAAAGTATGACCAAGTGAAAGATGTCTACGATAAAACCTTTGCAGAACGACAGGTTAAACTTGCCAAAGCGACACAGTTAGATGCTTTTATGTTTTATATTCAAAAGGGCGAAACAGTAATAACCGAATGGTCGAGTGACCTTTGGAATGTGCTTGTCGAAATCGGAAAGGTGCATAGAGATGGAAGCGTGACATTCAAATTCAAAAACGGAAAGCAGATAAGGGCGCAGTAAAAGGGAACATAGGCATCCCCAAATCTATGGCAGTTGGATTTATTCTGACTGCTTTTTTGTTTTATACTTAATTATGAGCAAAACGAAATCACAATGACCAAAGCGAAACTACACTAAGCGAACTAAACAACCTTTACGAAACAACAAAATCACATAAAATAAAAAATTCGCCAAAACAGCATAAAAAAAGACTGTAAAGCCGAATTGATGATAAAAATATTGAAATGAAGAAAGGGAAACAACTCCTATTTTCACAAAAAGAAAAGGTCTGACACGAATGTATCAAACCTATCCTTTATTTGTGGTGGAGTTTGAGTAACGTAAAACGAATTTTACAAAGAGGTGAAAACTGTGTCGGCAAAAATTATAAGAAAAAGACGTGCCAATTAGTTGCATAATTTGTCAATCAAATCATTTATGTCGTTTGGACACAACTCATTTTTACTAAAAGGTATGCCTTTCAATAAAATTATGATATCGTATAGACCATTGAAAATTTGCTTTGCCAAATCAATTATTTCATCAAAATTACAGGGATATAGCAAATGAACTTTACTTCTACATTCATCATCAAAAGATTTTTTACCAAAATGCACAAAAACATTATTTCTATATTCTTTTAGTTTTAATATATTTGCCGACTGGTTTTGTATGTCTAATAATAGTTTTTGAGCAATTAGTTTAATGTTGCTGTCTATCACATTATCAGAGGATACTCGTGTAGAGATTAATTTGTTCAATAATCTTCTGATGTGTTTACTATCTTTATCTTCTATCAATAAACTCGCAAATGCTACCCTTTGACTGTGTAATAAGGCTGACGATATCTCGCCCAAACTATTCTCAAAAGGACGATATTTATCGGGATTGTCACTAAAATAGTCGCAAATCTTATCATTAATATAACCGCAACGCAGTGCTTTGCCAAAATATAGTTGATAGTATTGCAATTCTTCGATAAGTTTCCTATTTTCCATTATTGTGTTATTGGTTTTGCGTAACTTTTCTATACAACGCATCAAACATTTGGACGACCTCATCGCTTTCACTTAATGTGCTTAAATACTGGTCAACTTCATCATAATTAACGTGTAAAAACTCATTAAAGAATGTTCTACCACGTTTGATATTTGTTCTTTCGGGAATATAAATATTGCCTTTCATTTTCTTGTTTGTGAAAAAGAACAGAATAGGCACTATTTGCGAGGAATTCGTCACATTGAATTCACGACATAGATAGGCATAAGTTTTAATAAATTTTCTGTTAATATCCACGAACTTGCCCGTATCGTGGTCGTCGTTGTATTTTGATTCCAAATAGTAAATCACGCCAGTTTCTTTATCTTTGAATAGTAAGTCAATATCGTGTTTGAACTGCATTGTACGAGTATCTTGTTCTTCAACGATAGATTGCAACAGTTTTGGAAACTCAACGTCAATGTCAATATCGTTTTCAAATTGACAACGTGTAATATACGAGTCAATTTTACTGTCATTTGCCACAGACAATGTAAATGTATTACTTTTCTTGCCGCTATAATGGTCTATAATTTCATATTTATCTTCATTTGCCACCAACAATGCCATCAAAGTTTCAATAAAATTACCAAATTGAATGTTCATTGATTGCAATAAGCCACCAAAAACACGATACCTTTTGGGAATAAAATGAATTTTAACATTGTGTTTCTTTTCAATCTTTTTAATCGCCGCGTCCGAACTTGTATGTTCTATCATTTTGACAACAGCAGTGTTTATTAACGTTTTTACTTCGTCGTTCATCTTTCGTCCTCCAAGAACATATAGCGTAGTTTATCAATGCTAATAAACTTGTCCTTATATCTCACATAAAAGAAAGTCCAACCATTGTTATTTGTTGTACCCAATACCTTTGCACTCATCTTGTGAATGGAAAGAGTGTCTGTATCATCAAATACTGTACCGTCAGCATTAAGTTTACAAATGGCATTGCCTGTTTTATCAAAAAAATCTTGATTGACATACAAATACTTTTTGTCAATAAGTTGTCGAAGCGAAACTCTTGGCGGTTTCGTTTCAAGTGACAAGTTGCTAAAAATAGAACATTCAACTTGTTGTTGTTGCAAACGTTTTTCTGCACCGACTATATAGCGTTCCTCTCTCTCAATACCTATGTAATTTCTACCATATTTTTTGGCAGCCGCACCTGTTGTGCCGGTGCCAAAAAATGGGTCTAAAACAATATCGCTGGGACGTGTGGACGATAAAATAACCTTTTCTAGCAACGCTATAGGCTTTTGCGTGCTATGAAGTTTATTGCCACTTTCGTCTTTTAATCTTTCGACTCCTTGACAAATACTTAACGTCCATACACTTCTATCTTGCTTGCCACCATTGAGCGATTTCATTGTTTTATAATTGAATGTATAACCGCTGTTTTTATATTTCGTACACCACAGTAATGTTTCGTGAGCGTTACAAAAACGTGTTCCACCCATATTAGGAGTGGGATTCGTTTTGTTCCAAACTATATCGTTTAGAATCCAAAAACCCAAGTTTTGAATATGATAACCCAGCCTGTATATGTTTTGGAATGAACCTATTACCCAAAATGTACCGCCACTTTTTAGGACTCTTTGACACTCTTTTAGCCAAGTCAAAGTGAACTCGTCATATTCTGCAAAGTCTTTGTACTTGTCCCAATCATCAGCACAGCCTTTATATTCGCCTGTTCCGTCAGCACGATACAATACATTTTCGGTTGACTGCATAAAATAAGGTGGGTCAGCAAAAATCATATCAACGCTATTTGACGGCAACCGTTTTAGCGTTTCGATTGTGTCGCCCTTGATTATTTGATTAAGAACTTCTGATATATTCGTAATGCTATTTGTTAGTTGTATTGACACGTTTACCTCTTTTGCTAATTTTATCATAATTAGACAAAAAAATCAATCTAAAATACTGATACATTATAACTACATTTTTCAAGAGTGACTGTAAAACGTGCGCTTGGCTTTATACAAGTCGCCTCGCTACGCTCGGCGAAGCCAAGCGCACGCAACCAAACCCAACCGACCAGATTTGAAAGCACAACAAATGGCAACAGAAAGGGGCGTCCTCGCTAAACCGCTTGCGGATCGCCCCTTTTTCAATGTTTGCCATATTTTTGTTTGTACTCTTTCAAATGTCAGTCTGCGGATATGGCTTTTGGTTTGTCGTGTCTGTTTTTATAAGTAGTTTTCACTTTGCTATCCAATTTTGCCACTTCAAGTAATATAGAACAATTCAATTATCTTTTCATTTATTTATTTTAACCGTTTACTTTTGTTGTCCTCGTGCCTATTAGGTGGATGTTTTTTCAACCTACAATAATTTTGCCGCCATATTTTGTCAAGCAAAGTCAAAGGCAATCAAAAAACATCAAGCCAAATCAATAATTAGGCATATAAAGCGCAAACAATGTCATTCACTTTTGGCTTGCCAATTTGTAAAATATTGGCATAGTAGGTTGTTGAAAAAAACGAGAAATGTACAAAAATTACCGAACAAAACCGCAACTTTTGTCCCGATAATATATAGAACCAGTTTTCAAGTATGGTTTGCATAAAGTTTAGATAATCTTGGGTAAATATTGGGTTAGTACAAAAATGTGCAGGGTAAATATTGGATTTTGTATGGGTAGATATTCTAACATTTTTTGCAAATACCTGCTACAATTCTACACGCAATGAACAAGGAGCAATAAGAAAAATGTTAAAAACCGAATTGGCAATAGAAGTAATAGATGAGCCGAATATTCAGGCGTTGAGCGAGAGCGAGCAACGTGCATTTTTCGACAACTTGTTTGCAAGAATAATGGACTTTATACAACCAACAAAGAAAACGCACCTAATTGTCTTTCGTCTTGGGGATCATAAACGAAAACGCACTTGCAGTCAAGGGTAAAATGCATTGCTCCGCAACCCTTGACTACAAGGCAAGTAAATTGTGAGTACGCCGACATTTATTGCGTTTCCGTTTATCTCGCCCCTTGTCGAAAGACAAATTAAAAGTTAAAGGAGTATTGAAATGAAAACAGCAGTAATCTATGCACGCTATTCATCAGATAGCCAAACGGAGCAAAGCATAGAGGGACAACTTCGAGTATGTAACGAGTATGCCAAATCTCACGACATACTTATACTGGATACCTACATTGACAGAGCAATGACAGGTACTAACGACAATAGACCTGACTTTCAAAGAATGTTGAAAGATAGCAGTCGCAGAGAGTGGAACTATGTACTTGTTTATAAGTTTGATAGATTTAGCCGCAACAAGTACGAAACAGCCATACACAAAAAGACACTCAAAGACAACGGCACAAAGGTCGTATCTGCAACGGAATTTGTTCCCGAAACACCCGAAGGCATAATATTCGAGAGTATGCTTGAAGGCTATGCAGAATACTACTCGGCAGAACTTTCACAAAAGATACGCAGAGGCAATAATGAAAGTAGACGTAAAGGAAACTTGACAGGTGGCAAGATACCGTACGGCTACAAAAGCGTAGATAAGAAAGCAACGGTAATTCCCGAAGAGGCAGAGATTATACGATACATTTACGAACAGTATTCCATTGGCGTATATGTGAAAGATATTATTGCAGAACTACATAGCAAAGGGTTGTTACATAGAGGCAAGCCGTTTTACAAGAACACCGTTTACGGAATACTTGCCAATGAGCGTTATTCGGGTATATACCGCATTGACGGACAGATTTACGATAATATCTATCCACAAATTGTACCGACGGAAATTTACGAGAAAGTACGCAAGAAAGTTGAATGTAACAGGAACGGTAAGCGTAGCGAAACTATTGTATATTTGCTTAAAGACAAGATAAAATGCGGTTATTGCGGTAAATCTATTATTGGTGAAAACGGAACTGCCAAAAACGGCGAAAGAAAGTATTATTACACTTGCTGTGGACGCAAAAGGAAAACTACCGACTGCCACAAGTCGGCTATACGCAAAGAGATACTGGAAAAGATTGTGTTGGATTGTGTAATAGAACAAATACAAAAGACCAACAGATTGGATTTCATTGTAAACGGTTTGATGCAAGTGCAAGAACAGCAATCGCAAGCAAACGTAGTATTGAACTTGTTGAATAAAGAGCAACGAGGGATAGAAACGTCAATAAGCAACATAATGTCAGCGATAGAGAATGGCGGAACTGCCAATACCGCTATGAAGCGATTGAGAGAACTTGAAAGCCGTCAAGAAGAAGTGGAAAGGCAAATACTTATTGAACGCAGTAAAACGGCTGTAAAACTAACGGAAAGCGATATACGAGAGTTTTACTTGCAAGCGTTAAAGTTAGAACCCCGATTGTTAATAAACTACCTTGTAAAACAAATAACTTTGTTTGACGATAAAATACGAATACAATTCAACAGCCCCATAAAGTTAAGTCCTGATAACAGTCAGGGCTTTTCTTTTTGCACTAAAACGGTTAAGTTTACAATGCAAGTGCCATTCAGAGTAAATCTTGTAAAATACGAATTTGAGATTACAATGTTTATCTAATAAACAAATACAACGGCTATTTATTCCACGTTCCGCTTGACGAGAGCCTCGCAGGAGCGTGATGTAAGGCAAATAGGGGCGAAACACAGCAACCCACCGAGATAAATCTTGGTGGGTTTTGGTTTGCCTGTGGCGGCAAAAGCCTAACACGCTCCATTCTCACGTCAAGCGGCTTTCGCGGCATAAACCGCCGTTGGAATAACTTAAATGAGATATTTGCGTGCGCTAGGCTTTATACAAGTAAATAGTAAAATGGCAATAAGACATGCGCTTGGTTTTAACAAGTAGCGGCATTTTGGGATTACGGCGTGCGCGGGCTTGATACAAGTATGGCAAATTTAGTTGCGCTTGGCTATATACAAATGGGCATAAAAAATAACCTAAAACTGTTCCCTAACAAAAGGAGTTCGTTTTAGGTTATGATTGGTGGAGATAAGGGGATTCGAACCCCTGACCTTTTGACTGCCAGTCAAACGCGCTACCAACTGCGCCATACCCCCAAGCGATTATTTCAAAATTATTAATATTATAGCACAAATAGTTAGTAATATCAACAATTTCACTGCAAAAAGCGCGAACATGTTTGAGATATAATATATACTTATTCTTTGAACGCAACATAAAAGGTACGAAAATGTACTGTACCTTTTATATTGTTACCATTTTGCGCTGTCGCCTTGGTTGTGTTTTACGGTGGCGGCGAAATGACGTAGTGCTCCGTTTCGCTTCGCTTACTGCCGCAATAACGAAATATTCGTATGCGAAAAGTGTAAACTTTTCGCTGATTTACCCAAATAAATTTGCCCGCCACGCAAAACAAAAGTACGAACTTCGTGTCCGTACTTTTTTATGCGAAAAATGTGGCGCGAGATATGAAGTGTACGATTTTGGCGTATCTCATTATTTCGTCCATTTTTCTGCGCCGCATATCATCGCCCTTTTTCAGTCTATTTCCTGCTCCAAATTTTTGAAAACGTCGGTATCGAAAAATTCCGCTATGGTAATCCCCCATCCGTCGCACAGCATTTTTATCGTGGCAACGCCGGGGTTTCTGCTTTTGCCGTACAAAATGTTTTTTAGCGACGACGGCGACACGCCCGCCTCGTTAGCCAATCTGTTTATTGTCATATTGTATTGCCCGCATAACTCTATAATTCTGCTTTTCACTGCTTCGTAAGTTTTCATTTTTTCGTCTCTTTATATAAAAATAGTAGACTAATTATAGCCTACGATGCTTGACACGATAGGCTATATATGATACTTTATTGGTAGCTGTAAATTAAACTCAAAGGAGAAAAGTCTATGAAAAAGAAACTTTTGCTCGCGCTTGTGGCAGCGCTTTGCGCGCTTTGTTGTGTCTTTAACTTGGTTGCTTGCGATAACCCGCCCCCGAACGGCGAACCTGACGGACCCGACAAACGCGCCATTACCAAATCGGAGTGGGAAAGCGGCATAAGCGCCCAAGCGTTTGCCGTCTCGCTTGTTCCCGAACAATACGACTCCGCACAAGTTGACGATTTGTCCCTCTTAAATTGCTGGGGCTACGGCTATAAAGCGGAATTTATGGGTGAAAAAAGCGGTGAACACTGGGCGATTTCGGACAAGAACGCAGTCTGGGTAAAAAGAACCGAAGGCGCAACGGTAAATTATTTTACCTTTAACGAAAAAGACTACTACTCGGACGACAATTTCCAAATGACGCCGACGACGGAGCAGGTCTACAACGAGATCTTGTCGCCTTATATTCAACTGTTGGAGTACGTCAAAAACAATTACGACAAATTTCCCCGCGACGAGCAGTCCGGCGGCATCGCCTACGTTTACACCTGCAACGTTGCAACGCTAAAAGCCGAGTGCGCCGCGGCGACGCAACTCAACGTCACCAACTTGCGCGTAAGTAAGCAAATGTCTGTGGACAACGACACTTGGGGCGACGTGCAAATGTCCTTGGACGCGGGCAACTTGACATACGGAATAACTTTCAAACCCGCAGTGATAGGGTTCGTCAGGGATACGGTCTTCGGTAGCCTTACAAATTGCACTTTGAAAGCAGGCCCCTCCGCAACCGATCCCGATTACGCCGAATACTTTCTCAACGAAAATGGATTCCGTATGTATACGCCTAACAACGTCAACGCCAACAGACGCGACGGTTACTACAAGTACAACGCCGCAACTGACGATTACACGCACTTCACCAAGCAAGCCGACGGCACATTCGTTACGGAAACCGTAAATAAGTCCGCCTTGCAAATGGTGATAGACGGCGTGATAGACACCTATATGTATTTTGCAAAGGCAAGCAACGCAACCGCCTACGCAACACCCGACGGGCTTAAATTTAAGGATATAACCAAAACGGTGGGGCAGCGCGAGCATCGCTATTTCGATATTGAAATAAAACTCGACGCCAACGGCGAAATCACAAGCGCCACCTGGAAGTATCAAATGAAACAAGGCGAGCAACAAACGCAAGTGTACTTGATTGAATTGACCGCTGGCAACACCGTAATCAATTTTCCTAATGCATAAGTGGGCGGCTTCAAGCAATCGAAAACGACGATATTAACCCTCACGAATAAATTTACGGCGTTCACGCAAATTTGCGTGGACGCCTTTGTATTACAAAAAATCGCCTTTGTAAAGCTACGGTCACGTAAAATCGGAAAAATCTACGGTTCTCAAATTAAAACGAACAGTTTTGGCGAAAGCTTAACTAGGTTAAAAATTTTTCAAAAAAAATTATATTTTACCAACAAAACGCATTGTTTGATTGTTGTATATAGTGAACGGACAAAAATTCCGAAAAAATCAACGGGAGGATTTAGATATGAAAAAATTGATGGCAGTAGTATTGTGTTTGACTTTGGCTCTGGCAGTACTTGGCGCGTGCAACACGGGCAACAACACCGCATTGTCCAAAGCCACCGACGTATATGGAATGGGAGCGGTATTGACGGTAAGATTGTTAGGTAGTGCGATGCCTGCAAAGGCATTGCGCAGAATGTCCGACGCCAGCCGTACAGCAAGCGAAGCCGTAGCAGAAGGTACTACCGATGTGCAAGCGCAA